GGTGTGATGTTGCGTGGAGCGCCGGGCTTCTGGCTGGCCTCTTTCTTTACGAACGAGGCCAGAGCGCCAGTCTCTAACATGGCGGTGTGGCTTGCCTGATCGAGAATGTTGCGCTGCATTGGTCTCGACTGTTTTGCGTGCACTTCGTCAAACCCTTGGGGGACGTAGGTGTGTGCGTTATGGTCGGGAACAAGGTGCTCAACAAACTCCTGCATGGTTGCATCAAGGAAGCGGGTCAGAGTCGTGTGACTACGGACCTGCTCGACTCGGTACTTCACCATAGCCTTGTCGTTGCCTAGTGTGGCGTCAGGAACCCACCCGGCGTGGATCAACGGCGACATGAACGAGACCATCAAAGGTCGCGCTTCGTTGTCGAACGTTTCACCAAGCTGGTAGCGCCTGACGCCTTCCTTGGCAGGAAAGACCGTGGGGCAGTGCACGTAGCCGTGGTCGCGATGATACTTCACTAGCAGTGAGGCAGCGGCGTGGCATTCAGCCTGAGGGACGTGGCCGGAGCGTGCGAGCCCACTCTCTACCGTGTTAACGTTGAGTTTAGTGGACATCACGCTGGCCTCGTTCCTAATCGCTTCATCATGCTCGATTGGAATGGTGACGCATGCGAATTGTCCTGCGATGGAGGTGCACACAGTATGTGAGTCCTCAGAGCGTAGGGCAAGTCGGGCGTAACCATCAACAACGGGCTGGAGCCGGGCAAGCAAATCGGCTGGACGACTAAACAGGAGCGCCAGCCACGTTCCAAACAACCCGAAGCAGCGCTCAGGCACGAGCGCCACAATTTGGCGGTGTTTGGTAACGTAGCGGCGCTCAACAGTATACGTCGTGGCGCAGATCGGCACGCCCAGGAAGCGTCGCACGGCAAGCATCGTGTCGTAGTTGCTCCAATCCCACACTTCGTGCTGGTACTTAGCGCCGCCTGCTATGTGCGTGGCGACGGTGTTGTCCGGCATGAAGGTGAAGCTGTACTGCTCCGTGACCTCCGCCGTAGCGGTTGGCACGAAGCTGTATAGCAAAGTGGGGGCCGTTCGGCCGGCGAGGAAATCATTCATGTCAACATAATAGTCGACATCAATCATCACCACCGGCTCGTCAGGCTTTGGGTCGCGTACGTCCGA